GCCTGCTGCTCGACCTGGGCTGTGAGCATCAAGCGGGCCTTTTCAGATTCCATGGCGATCTGCAGAATTTCGATGGTGGAAAGCTGTTGAGGCTTATGCGCCTGCGCTTCCAGCTCTTGCCAGCGATCTACCAGCGCAGCAGTGAATTCAGGGCTGAGTTGAGCGACCACTACGAAGCTGTCGCGCTTGCAGACCAAGTACTCAGAAGCACGTCGACCAAGGCTGTCGAGGTATTCCCCCACTGGGGGAAGAGCTATCACGGGCTTATCATTGGCATCGAGACGCACCGCAAGACGCTCGATAGATTGCTTCACCTTGTCGTGTCGAGAGCCGACTAGTTCAGCAATTTCGCGTGACGACATTGTCCGCGCCACGTTTTCAGCAATCGAAAAACGTGGCGCGGTATTATTCAGGGCCTGTACATCGGTGCTAGAGGTATGCATAATCGGCCTCACAGATGATTTTGCTGTATGCAGTTAAAGAAGCCGGGATCGCACCCCGGCTTTTTTGTGCCTGCGATTTGGGTTTATGGTTTGAGGTCTTCATCAGTCCCTCCTTTTTCAGGCCCTAATACGGCCTTCGGCGGGTCACGTCTTGCTATTGGCAGATGCCGGATCTTCCCGGCGCCCCTTGGCCTGGTTTTCTCGAAAAAACGCTCCGCTCCAAGCTCCGCGGCGTATTCGTCAGGCGTCTTGCCTGCTGCCTTCGCCAGTCGTTCAAGCTTTTCGTAGAGGCGCCCGTCGATCCCGTGGCAGATCGTGGTTTCAGGCACATAGCCTCCTTCAGGGCCTTCAGGCCTGCATGTGTTTACCGGTAGCATTCGGTTCAACGATGCTTTCCAACTTCTCCTCGACGCACATGCGCACGAACACGGCCAGCTGCAGCTTGTGCAGGCGGGCCACGGCCTTTAACGCTTCGTAGGTTTCATCGTCATAACGGGACTTGATCTCCCGGTCTTTCAGGTGGCGTGTGTCGTCGTATGCCATTGGTGAGGCTCCTTGGTTGTTCGAAAGGTTTATGCAGCTGATTTCTGAGATGGGAACGGACGCTGCTCTTGGGCCGACAAGCTGCCGTCCTCTTCGAGGGTCACGAACACATCGCGGCCGACACGGATCGCTTTACTCAACGCGCCCTGGGTGCAACCAAGCATCTGGGCGGCCTTGGTATGGCCGTGTTCTTTGGCAAATTCGGTGAGTGTGATTCGGCGCATTGCGGCGTCCTCTACGTAGATTTCGCCACAAGTATGACCGCCGGTATTGTTTATAGTCAATACCGGCGATATTGGTTAAGTAAATACCGTGGGTAATACCATCAGCAGATGAAAAAAGACTCCCGACGGCTTCCGTTATCCGAATGGCAGCTGCAAGACAGCGCCCGTCTGAAATCCCTGTTCCAGGCCAAGCGCGGGGAGCTGAAACTCACCCAGGAAAAGCTTGCTGCCGAACTGGGTGATGGCGTCACGCAAGGCGCTGTCAGCCACTTCATGAACGGCCGCACTGCGCTGAGCGTGAATGCGGCAGTCGTATTTGCGAGAGCCTTAGGCGTTCCCGTATCAGAGATAAGCCCCACTCTCGCGGCCCAGATCGAAAAAATGTCTCAGGCGCTTCCTGGTAGAGATGCTCATCAGGCGACTGACGGCCGCACTCCCCCGCGCAGCTTCGATCTGAAGGATGAGCCTGGCTACACCGGCGTCCTCCAACTGACAGCTCGCGGCTCAACCGGTGACGGCGACGACAACCCACACGTCGAGATCCGCGGCGTGATGGCCTTCAAGTCGGCCTGGCTCAGGGCCAACAACCTCAACCAGAAGCACCTGGACGTGATCTACGCGAACGGCCACAGCATGGAGCCCACCATAAATGACGGTGATGTGCTGCTGGTGGATGAGTCGAGAGTTGAACCGCAGGACGGCCATATCTTCGCCATGCAGAGCGAATCGAAAGGCACGATCGTGAAGCGCTTGGTGAAGTCGGACTTTGACGGCTGGATCATCAGAAGCGATAACCCGGACAAGGCGCGCTACGGCGACGAAACGCTGCGTGACGGGGAGATAAACGAGGTCCGCATCATCGGGCGCGTGGTTTGGCGTGGCGGGATGCTGTAGGCAAAACGGAAGCTGCTGGACAGGAGTCTTGATTGATCAAGGCAATGGAATGAACTTGAAGAATTATACCTAGGTCGATATAGTGTACGAACTGATCCCTCACAATGATTTGCTAATCGACCTCAAAAGGATACTTGCGACAGATCCTCAGGTTGTTTACCGAACTCGAGAGCTAATTGAGGAGCTCAGGTCCAACCAGGATTTGTTGGATAGGCTTTCCCAGCAAAATTATGGGGTATGGCCGAATAAGCCAAAAAAGGATGCTTTCTTCAACGTGAAGATGTGGGCAGAGGCTCAGAAAAATGGGTTAAACCTATGGCGGCTCAGGGATCTGTCTTTGGTAGAGAAGGGCCTTGAGTATCGACTGGTTTACGCCTTCCTTCCGCAGAAGAAGCAATATTTCGTGCTTGCAATTGTTGAGAAAGATTTTGACTATGACACAGACCATCCAGTCTCTAGGCGTGTTTTCGCCACCTATCGATCGCTTGAAGAGTTTTACTGGTGAGCCGGGCAAATCAGCCTCAGGTGCTCCACCAGTAATTCTTCAATTCAAACTGCCCGTGCACAAATCGGTGGCTGCCGAGCTGCATACCGAATTTGATTCTTTCATGGCAGAGCTCGAGAAAGATCCCGCCCACGCTGCTGGCTTCGCAGAAGCACGTTCTTGGGTAGCTGACAGCTTTTATGCTGAAGATGGCACTACGATCCGCACTATCAGGCTAAAAGCTGGGCTCACTCAAAAACAGCTGGCGCTCGCTATCGGCACCAGCCAACCGCAAATTGCGAAAATAGAAAGCGGAAGGCATGATCCTGTAATGTCGACTTGCAAGCGTTTGAGTGTTGCGCTCGACGTTTCTCTTGATGTCATCTGTGACGCAATGGAGCGCCAAGCAGCGCTGAATGCAGCTAAGGAAGCCCAATGAATCGTTACGCCTATGCAGTTTTCTGTGATGACATTCGGCAGGAAATCAACGGGAAGATAACCATGGTGGGCATATACACCGACCGGCTGCTACCAAAGCTGTGTCTTGCGCTCGCGATCGCCACCGACAAAACAAACATGTTCGAAGATGTTTCCGTAACAGGTACGTTGGGTGGGGATGAAGTTTTCAGAATGCAACTTCAAAAAGACCAAATACAGAGCATCGTTGATCAAGCACCCAAACCTGAAATCCCAGCGAAATTTTTCACCATTCAGCTGAACGCAATACTCACGCCGTTTCAGCTTGAGCGCACAGGAAAGCTGGTGATTAAAGTCGTCGCCGATGGCGAAGAGCTTGAATGCAGTGGATTGGAGATGGCTTTGGCGCCACCTGGCACTGTAATTATTTGAGCTATGCCCGGCCCAGCGCCGGGCTTCTTGTTTCTGCCCTCCTTGCTACACTTTCGGCTTCCCCTACTGGAGCCACTCAATGCCTGCGCCCTACTCCCTTCCCGACATGCTTGAACGAATCTACGAGAACCAGCTCGCACTGGAGGCTGCATTAATGGAATTGACGTTGCTCGTCGAAAGCCAAGGTAATGCCGAGATAGGCGGCAACGTGCGCGGAGCTCTGGAGACGATTGGCGAGAACGCCGGGCACATCAAGCAGGCGCTGGCCAGGTTGAGAGCCCAAGGCCCGGAATGACGCATCACAACTTTCAAACAGCCCGCCACTGAGCGGGTTTTTTGTGCCTATCGAAAAAATACATGACCGGCGGTATTGACCATATAAAATACCGGCGGTATTGTTCGCTCCATCGAGTCACCCAGCAGGGACTCGCCAGGGCCTCAGGGCCTGACCGCTCTTTAACAACATGCGCCATACACGATTACCCGGCGATTCGCTGGGAGGTCAGCCCCGGCTATCACCTGTGGGGCGAGAGGAAGTCAGGTGAACAAAACGCGCTGCCACTACTGGTGACCGGCGACAGACAGGCCCGAAAGCCTGCCAACGATGGGGTACCCCATACGGCTGTCGAGGTGTTGACCGAACTGGCGAATGACCTGGTAAGCGGCGCGGCAAACAGAATTCCCCGGGGACCACTGCACATCCCACCGGGAGGGAGCCGAAAGGTAGCAGCAGCCCGCACATGCGGAACCACCCTTCCCGCCTATACCCGTCAGCACTCTCCCCCGCGTCCATCGGCAACCAGCGGAAGGCATGAGTGTTGACGAATACAGGTGAACAACCCGCCACTTTGGAGGCGCCCATGAACGCAGCATTGAAGATATGCCAGGAGCGTTACGACGCTCAGTTGCCTCCAGAGGTTAGCGAGAGCGACGAGGTCACGGAATGGCTTGAGCATTCGGCAGAGCGCTTGGTGTGCGGCGTCGACATCAAGTGGAAGCGCCGTTACGGCCAACCGCAGGTGGTGACGTTCGACCGGTTCTGTACGGTCCTGCAAGGCCACCTGAACCAACGCCAGATTGACGGCCTGGACCAGCGCGACTCGTTTGCCCGCCTGCTGCTGTCAGCGATGCTCGGCAGCCAGAGCGATGCCCGGGCCCACGCGGCCGACCTGATGGGCCAGCAGCGCCCGATTGAGGCGGTCGAGAAGATCGCCGTAGCGCTGCTGAGGCCGTATGCCGAAGACGCTGTAGCAGCGGAACGGGAAGAGGCAGAAGACGATGTGGATGCCGACCTATGAGCCCGCACGTCGCGATAACCACCGCCCTGCTCGCGCTTGAGCATCCGGACACGACAGACCTTGCTGAATCGCTGACTGAGGGCCTGATTGTCCGCCACTTCACCACCGGTGCCATCAACGCCGAAGAGTTCCACCACTACAGCGCCTGGCTGCTGAAGACCAGCCGGCAGCGCAAGGAGGCAGCATGACCACCGCACCGGTTAAATCATTGATCGACGAGCAGCTCGACGACATCGAGCGCCGCATTGCCATCCTGGGCTTCGGCCTTCCCTTCAACGAGCTGATAGGTCGAAAGCGTGAAGACCTTGTGCGGGATCTGCCTCAACGCTTGGCGCCAACCATGAAGGGCGGCCGGATTGCGGTGAGGGTTCGGCCATGACGATGATTTGCGGGAACTGCAACCAGGCCGGGATTCGTTGGGTTGGCCCATTCAGTAGCTTGACCCAACCGAATGCCCGCACTGCGGCGGCACCAACTGCCAACTGGCTGACCAGTCAGAGGGGGAAATCGAGGAGGAAGTTGAGTGCGGGTGCGGGCGCAAATCCGGCCCCCCGAACTTTGATGATGGTCGCTACTACTGCGGCAGCCAGTGGTGTATGCCATGACCACCCACCAGCAGCACCGGCGCCGCGCCATCCGCGCTCTGTCGGCCATTGTTGGCCTGACCTTCCTCACCATCGTTTTCTTGGGGCCCGCCCTCGGCGGCCTGATCACCCAATAAATTATTCCGCACAGCGCCCCGCAAGGATGGCGCGGGAGATAGTCATGCTCGCAGCAATTGCAGATCGCATCCGTTCCAAATCCTACGAACTTCCCCTGTCCCGCGATTATGTCCGCCACTGGGGCCTGAAAGAGGCCATCCGGGAGCTGGTGCAGAACGCCCTGGATAGTGAGTCACCTTTCGAATACGCCTTTGCTGACGGCCAGCTGTTCATCACCAGCCGATTTGCAAGGCTGGAAGCCAGCACGCTGGTGCTGGGCAGCACTTCCAAGGCTGACCGTTCGGATGCCATCGGAAGTTTCGGCGAAGGCTACAAGATCGCCCTGCTGGTACTGACTCGCAACGGCTACGACGTAAAGGTCCTAAACGGCAATAAACAATGGGTGCCTGAGTTCCGACATAGCGACCAGTTCGACGCTGAGGTGCTGTGCATCAATGAGACTCCAGCGCACCGGCAGAATCAGGGCGTGGAATTCATCGTGTCTGGCCTCACCGAAGATAACGAAGCTGAGATTCGCAGCATGTGCCTGCGTATGCAGCCTCCCATGAGCGACGTCATCGGCACCAAGTACGGCCACATCCTGCCCTCCCGACCAGGAAAGCTCTACGTCGGCACGCTGTTCGTGTGCGACACCGATCTGACCTACGGCTACGACATCCTCCCTGAACACCTGCAGCTTGAGCGCGACCGCCAAACGGTCAGCGGATGGGACCTGAAACAGGTGTCGAAAAACGCTTGGATCGACACCGGACGCCTGGATGAGGTGGCCGAGAAGATCGAGAAAGGCATTCCTGACGTTGAATATGTGGAGTACGGCAGCACCGAGCTTGTGCGCGAGGCCTGCTACCGGTTGTTCCAGCAGAAGCACCCCGGTGCCATTGCTGTTCAATCCCAGGAAGAACTGAACAACCTGGTCAAGCAGGGAATGACCAACACCGTAGTGGTGAGCCGGACTTTCCACTCTCAGGTTTCAAACTCGACTTCGTACAAGCAGCAGGTCTCCCACATCGTTGCCATCCAGACGCCCAAAGCCGCCCTGGAAGAATGGTATCGCGACAACAAAAAATACATGAGCAGGCTGCCGGCTGCTTCCTTCAAGGAGCTGACCAGGCGTGCCGACGGCTGGAGGAACAAATAATGTCCGAGAACACCAGGATATGGGATCAGGTCGAAACTACCGACCCCGAGGTCACCAAAAAATTTACCGGCGCGGGTGGTTTCAAGGGTACCGCCATCAGGCCCACCTACCTGATGCATCGGGCCACAGAGCTGTTTGGCCCGTGCGGTGAAGGCTGGGGCTGGACAGTCCTTGAGGATCGCTTTGACGAAGGCGCGCCCCTTCAGGCACCAACGAAAGAGTGGCCGGGAGCGCCAATGATCTGCGCGAAGGTGCATACCGTAAAGGTAGAGCTTTGGTACACGGGCAAGGCCGGACAGAAATGCACAATCCAGCAGTACGGCCACACACCATTCGTATACCTGCAGCAGGGGAAAATCCTTACTGACTGGGATACGGCGAAAAAGTCCCTCACCGATGGCATCGGTAAGTGCCTGCAAGCCTTGGGCTTCGCAGCAGACATTTACCTGGGCATGTTCGACGACCCCACCTACGTCGACACCATCACCGAAGAATTCAAGATCGAGAAGGCTGAAGACAAAGACGCCGAAATTCTGCGCCAAAAACAGGAGCGCATTGACTGGCTCGCCTCGGCTGTCGAGACCATCGGCAAGGCGGTAACCGCCTACGAGCTGAAAACACTGAACGTGAAATACATTCGTGAGGCAACCCGCCGTAACGAGCCGGCTTTCATCGCGCGGATCACCCGAGCATTCGAAGAGCGTAAAGCCACTCTGGAAAAATTGACTGAGGACGCAGCATGACTCAACTCTACGCATTGACCGGCAAGCTGGCTGAGCTCCAGGCCATGGCCGACACTGATGATGAGGGCCTGAAAGAGGCTCTTCAGCATGCCATGGACGAAGTGCAAGGCGACTTCACCATCAAGGCTGACAACATCGTTATGTTGAGCCGCAATATCGAAAGCGACGTGACGGCCATCGACAACGAAATCGAGCGCTTAGCCGAACTCAAGCGGATCAAATCCAACAGCGTTTCGCAGATCAGAGACTACCTGCGCCGAAACATGGAAGCGGCCAACATCAAGTCGATCAAGCGGCCGCTCTTCACCATCACTCTGGCCATGGGCAGCGAACGGGTCATCGTGGACAACGAAGATGCAGTGCCGGACGAACTGACCACTGTGAAGTCGAGCATTGCTCCGGACAAAAAGGCTATCGCCGCCAAGCTCAAAGAAATCCGCGACCACAACGCCGAAGTCCGCAAGCGCATGGATGCTGGGGAAGACGCCGAACACGAACTCCTTCCCGAACCAAACTGGGCTCACTTGGAGCGCGGCGACAGTTCGATCCGCATCAAGTGAGGTCAGCATGATCAGCAACCACCTCAGCCTGGTCGAGGCGCTGCGCCCGGCCTCGGATGAACTGGCCGCCCAGGTTGAGCAGTACCTGGCAGCCGGCGGCAAGATCGAAGTGGCCGAGCCAATCGGCTACAAGCCAAAGCCCATCACCTACAGCAACCAGATGCCTCCAGCGCCCAGGCCATTTGTTCGACGCCGGGTTGAAGCAGATGCCCTACCCCTCGACAAGGAGGACATCCGCACCCAGGCGCGGCTCAAGCTGGTTGAGCAGATACGTCAGCTTGGCGTCACGCACACCCAGACCGAAGTTGCGGCCGCCCTTGGTGTCAGTCGGCGACTCATCTACAACCACGCCGCCAGGTATGACATCACCTTCAAGACACCAACCCGAGGCGGCGCAAGAAACTTGGTGCGCAAGGAAATTGATGAGGCTCGGGACGCAAAATTCGCAGAACGGATCAAGGCATTCAAAGAGCAGGGGATAACTCGCCGCCAGTGTTGCGGGAAGCTGGCTATCGGCTCCAAAGCTTTTGACCGAATTATTGCTGCTCACGGCATCGACTATCCAAAGTCTCGCGCTGGCGGTAAACGATGCGCCGCATAGCCCGCACCCAGCAACGTAAACGTCAAACCTGGCTCGCACTGCCGGCCAGCGGAATAGAAGAGGTAGGCCATGGCCATGGATCAGAAAGCGCGATCTGCAAAAAGCGCGGCGAAACGGAAGGAGCTTGGCGAGGAAGAGCTTCGGCACCGGGTTCGGGCTGGCGAAAAGCAGATGCTCGCCGACCTGATGGAATGGACTGAAGACACTGAGCAAGCATCGGTAATGGCCGGAACCCTGCGCTACGTCCACTCACTCGGCCGCGATGGCGCACGGGAGGCGCTTCGTTCGCGCCACAAAATCGTCGTTAACGAAAATGTGGCGGCAGAACTCTACGCCATCGGCCAGCGCCAAGCATCAAGACTCGACGCCGAAGAAGCATAACGGGGGCGTAAGCATTAAGGGCTACGTGTTTCTTCGGCCATAGGTCTAGGTGCTCCGGTCGAAGCTGCCGCTGCGCAAACCGTAACAGCAATCGAGAGATGATCGTTGACTTCGGCCAGCATTCCAGCCCACCTTTTGTGCATAATTTTACGCCCTCTTGAAGGGTCCCAGGAGGGATGCAGAAGTATGGCGACTGCATCGTCGGAGAAAGTCTGAATCAACCCCAAAGCCCTTGCGGACCTCTTTGCAGCGTGACCTTCGAGATGAAGTAGCGGGTACAGATCTTCTACTGAAATAGACCTCGCCATGACCTCAAGCATCTGAATTTCCAGCAGAACATTCGGATGCTGATCGACGAAGTCTTCTCCTTCGAAACTGAAGTGCGCGTATAGGGCAGCCGCTTTACGCTCTAACGTCATAAGCGGGCTGAGCATCTTCGCAGCAGCCAATTCTGAGCGATCCTTTTCTGACCTTCCATTTGACCTGACAGACTGAACGGAAAACCACAGCGCAACTACCACTGCCGCAAGAGTTCCTACAGCCGATAGTGCGTTCCACCACCACCCATCCATTACCTGCTCCTAATTCACTCATCCGGCTCCATGCCGGTCACCCGTAATAACCCAACCCAAACCAAATTGCCACCACAGGTAACGGAGGACAGCGCCTACCCAATATCGCGATCAACCCAAAGCTTTGCGAGCCAGGCTGGGATCAATAACTTTCGTGCTGCATTCAACTTTGACCTGGCATCTGGCGAGCGATCGATCTCAGTGCCAAAGTAAGCGATCCAGCTTCCGTCAGGCTGCAACACAAGCTCCGTCAAGTAAGTGCCGACTTCAGCTATGGTCAGGCCGCTTTGCTATGCAAGTAGCTTGTTTGAAGGCTTTTCGTCCACGCTTTCCTCCTTGATCCGGCTCCATGCCGGTCACCCGTAATACCCCATATCAACGAATCACGCCAGCCGGCGAGGATCCCCTATGTCCGCACAACAGAAGAAACACCCCTTCGATTTCAAAACCCAATACGGACTCGGCTTCACCCCTCAGGACGATGAGATCGTTGTCGACTTCTTCTGTGGTGGTGGCGGCGCCGGTACCGGGTTGGAAATGGGCCTGGGCCGCACGGTAAACGTGGCGAAGAACCACAGTCCGCAAGCGATCAGCATGCACACCGTGAATCATCCAAGCGCCAGACACTTCACCACTGACGTGTTCGACGGTGATCCGGACACCGAGTGCGGTGGCAAGGCTTGTGGCTGGTTCCATATGTCGCCTGACTGCACACATCATAGCCAGGCCGCTGGCGGCCAGCCGCGCAAGCGCGAGATCCGAAACCTTTCATGGATCGGCATCAAGTGGGCAGGCATGAAGCGTCCGCGAGTGATCAGCCTCGAAAACGTGAAGCAGATTCTTCAATGGGGCCGATTGATCGCCAAGCGTGACAAGGCCACCGGCCGCGTCGTAACGTTGGATAAGGTTCCCCATCCGACGAAGAAAGGAAAAACCACTAATCGAATTGCGTCTCCCGGAGAACAGGTTCCCGTCTCCAATCAATTTCTGGTGCCGGACCCCAAGCAGCGCGGCCGGACCTGGCGCCGATTCGTGGCCCTGCTGGAAGGCATGGGCTACGTGGTTGAGTGGAAAGTCATCAAGGCTTGCGACTTCGGCGCGCCGACCAGCCGGGAACGCCTGTTCATGATCGCCCGGTGCGACGGCCAGCCAATCGTTTGGCCGGAGCCGACCCACGCCAAGAACCCCACCAAGGGCCAGCAGAAGTGGAAAACGGCTGCTGACTGCATCGACTTCAGCGACCTGGGCAAAAGCATCTTCGGCCGCAAGAAAGACCTGGCCCCGGCCACCCTGCGCCGAGTTGCCAAGGGTATGAAGAAGTTCGTCATCGACAGCGCGGCGCCATTTATCGTGCCGATCGCCAACTGGTCAGGGGAAACGGTGCAGTCGGCCGATGAGCCGCTGCGCACCGTCACTTCCTACCCGAAGGGCGGCGCCTTCTCGGTGGTCAGCCCAATCATCGCGCCGGCCACGCACCAGGGCAGCGACCGAATCAACGACCCGCTCGACCCGTTGCCGACGGTGACCTGCGCCAATCGCGGCGAGCTGACGCTGATCAGCCCCACACTGATTCAGTCGGGGTACGGCGAGCGGCCTGGCCAGGTGCCGCGAGTGCCTGGTCTGGATCAACCACTGGGCACCGTGGTCGCTGGCGGCGTGAAGCACGCTCTCGCAGCCGCGCACCTGGTGAAGTTCCGATTCAACGATGCGGGCAAGGCGCTGGACGAGCCTCTGCCGACCATCACCAGCGGCGGTAACTATCAGCGCCCGGCCGGTGCCGCTCACGCTATGGGCATCTCCACGGTGTTCATGGCCCAGATGAATGGCGGCTTCAACACCACCGACGCCAAGAGCATCGAAGACCCGATGACCACGGTCACAAACACCGGCAGCCAGCAGCAACTAGTGGCGGCGAACCTGGTGCACCTGCGCGGCAACTGCGATGCACGGGACGTGAACGACCCGCTACACACCGTAAGCGCCAGCGGCCAGCACCACGGGCTGGTCAGCGCTTTCATGGAGCGGGCATTCGGCGGCAGCGTGGGCCAGGGCCTGGATCATCCAGCACCAACCATTACTGCTGGTGGCGGGGGCAAGAGCTCACTGGTATCGCTCACGCTCTCGCCAGAACACGAAGCCGGCGCCCTCCGCGTTGCTGCGTTCCTGATCAGCTACTACGGCACGGAGAACATCAGCGCTTGCGACTCGCCGGCGCCGACGATCACCACCAAGGACCGCTTGGCGATGGTCACCGTGATGGTCAAGGGCACGCCCTACGTGATCGTCGACATCTGCCTGCGGATGCTGAAGCCGTCGGAACTGTACAAGGCACAGGGCTTCCCGGCGGACTACATCATCAGCCACGGCGCCGACGGCAAACCGTTCACCAAGACTCAGCAGGTGCACATGTGCGGCAACAGCGTCAGCCCGCCGCCGATGGCAGCGCTGGCACGGGCCAACGACCCATGGCGAACGGAACAACGCCGATCGCAAGCGGCTTGATGATTAGCTTGAACCAGGCGGAATTCCGTCCTTGTTGAAGTCCTTCAAACGCTCCCGCTCTTCCTCAGTCGAGTGCGCCGGGGTTTCTTGCTCGGGTTCTTTACTCTTTTCTTCAGTCATTGCTATGTCCTCTGGGTGGTAGCTGTTTCGGCACCCGGTGGAATCAGCAGTTCAAATCAATCTGCTCCACCGCCCGGGCATGGCCCGGCAAGGACTTCCAATGTCTACGGAAACGCGCAGTTGTCGATAGGAGATCGGCTTAAACGTATAAAAGCCTGGTGACAATATCCGAATTGATTAATGGGGGGCAGGACTCATCCTGCTGATCAGCTATCCACCGACGTGCCAGGTATATATCGAACTCCCAAGGATGCAGCTTAAGCAACTCAATTGCTGTGCCGGTAATCCGGTAGTGTCCACAGGCCGGGCACGAATACTCCTCAACGTCCGGTAGCACTATAGGCGCAACGTTATACCCGCATATATAGCAGCTCATGACTACCCTCCCCGGTAATCGCTGAACTTTAACCGCTCTCTGTCTTCCTTCCAACACCCGGGCTTGGCCCGGCAAGGACTCCCCATGCCTACAGAAAACAAGCTCGCCCTGAAGCAACAGCGAGCCGAGCAGGTCAATCAGGTGATCCGGATCATCGGTGCCCACGGCCGCCGGTTCTTCTTCAACGAGGTCGCCGATCGTTACGCCAGTATGGAAGTGGATCACCGTGGCAAAGTCTGGTTCATCGACGACTACAGCGCGCGGCGGATCTTCACGCACAAAACAACCTGGGGTGGCCGGTGGCGAGGCTTCAGCCATGGCGGCACGCTTCGGTCGCTCGTTGAAGGGTTCCGGGATTACATCCGCACCGGCGAGCCAGTGCATCTTGGTCACCTCGGGCCTGAGCGGTTCGACGACAGCAACATCTGGGGTTACTGCGCCGAAGGCATGAAGGCAGTGCGCGAGCAGGCCGGCGCCCTTCCAGTGTTTCGCCAGCCAGTCGCGGAGGCAGCATGAAGCGCATCTACCTGAGCGGCCCCATGACCGGCCTGCCTGACCTCAACTTCCCGGCCTTTGCCGCAATGACCACCAACCTGCGCGCCGGGGGCCACACCGTCACCAACCCCGCCGAACTCAACCCTGAGGGCGGAACGTGGACCGACTGCATGCGGCGCGACATTGCCGCCCTGATGGACTGCGACACCGTGGCCACCCTGCCCGGCTGGGAGCATTCAAAGGGTGCCCGCCTGGAAGTCCTGATCGCCGAACGCCTCGGCATGACGGTTGTGAATGCTCATGATCTGGTAACGAAGGAGGCTGTATGAGCGAAGTCGAGCGATATTGGATCAACCCAAGCAGATTGGTTCAGGAGGGCTGGCACCAGGACGATACCTGTGTTGTGAAGGACTGGGCCTACGATCGCGTTGTCGCCGAGCGCGACGCCCTGCAACAGCTCCTGACCGCAGCGGATGAACTGGCAGATTTACTGTTGGGGTTGTTGCGTGAGGCGCGCCAGCATCATGGCGTGATGCTGATGAGCGACCCACCGCAGGATGCCTGGAAGTACCACCGCATGAATGAGCGTATCGACGCTGTGCTGAACGCCAACTGCCGATAGGAGTACATCCGTACTCCACCCGCAAAACCTGTAACCCCTCCCCCTTCAAAGTCAGCCGCTGCTTCGACGACGAGCTGGGCTTGAAATAGCGCCTACGTCAGCAGCCAGTTTACGAGCTCGACCGACACCCCAAGCCAATGCCCTGGTCATCGATTCGCGTGGGTGTGAGTCATCAGCCTCTTCATGCAAAGCCATTCCGTCAGGACCATATATCCCGATGAACATTTGTGTTTCACCGGTGCGCGATAGTCTGACCTGCACATCGATGTGAGTCCCATCATTGAAAGTTTCATCGTGTGTTCGGCTGTGGATCTCGGGATCTGCCCACTCCCAAAAAATATCGCCTCGAAGTCTCATAGGGCCCTCCCGCCCAATAATGTGATGGTCAGTAGAGAACAAAACTAGACCCGTGCAAACGAAGTGCAACCGTGTGGAAACGGTATCTGATAACTGGTCGCAACATCTGTACGAACCAAAATTTTATGTACAACTTTCAGCCGCTATAGCGGCGAGGACGAAGTCATGCCCAGAAAAAACCACCTGATCGTCGACTCAGGGTGCACTCAGGATAACGAGCGCTGGGCGCTCTCGGCCTGTGGCCTGAACGAAGATTCAGAAGTAGCGTGGGACGGAACACACCAACGCGACTTTGTCAGCTGTAAGCGGTGCCAGGCGAAAATGGCCAAGCCGCGTCCGGCGCCGGAGCCACTCCATAAAGAGCGGCCCATTCTTTTCAACGGTGCGATGGTTCGCGCGATTCTGTCCGGACAAAAGACAGTCACGCGCCGCCTGGTCAAAGGCAATCAGATCCCGAGCCGTAGCAAATCCGACTCCCCCGAGCATCAGTGGATTGCCGTCGTTCAAGACCATCCACGCTGGGGATTCGCCGCTTTTGGCGCTACTGAACAAGAATGCGCCGCTGAGCTTGCCATGTACGGCGGATGCCCATATGGGCGGCGCGGTGATCGGCTGTGGGTGCGGGAGACATTCATCGATCTGCACGGCACCGGTGTCGAGCATCGCCCAGACCCGAGCGGCCCGCTCCAGCGATACGCCTACGCTGCAGATTGCCGCCCCGGATCGCACAGCGACGAGGCAAGGAAAGACTTCGGCTTGAAGTACAAGCCCAGCATTCATATGCCACGCGCCGCCTGCCGCATCCTGCTGGAGATAACCGACGTGCGCGTCGAGCGGTTGCAGGACATCAGCGAAGAACAGGCCCAGGCCGAAGGCTGCTTCCTCACCGACTACGGCCGCAAGTGCGGGCACACCGGCAGTGGCTGGACTGAAGTCGGTGATTGCCCGGCGCCCGAAGCGCATCACCCGCTGCGCAATGGATGGATGTGGGACAAGACATCCAGTCCTAACGAGTGCCTCGGCACGGCGACTTGGGCGTTCGCCAACCTTTGGCAAAAAACTGGCGGCGACTGGGACGCCAACCCGTGGGTCTGGGTGGTCGAGTTCAAGCAGGTGACGCCATGAGCCTACGCCAGCGGATCATCATCTACATGAGCGGCCCGGACGGTACCTGGGATAACTGGTTCTGCACCTGGTGGTTCCGATTCCATATCGAGCCGTTCACCACCAAACAGATCCGCCGCGAGTTGGAACTGATGAAGCGCGAAGGTCTGGTCGAGTCGGATCACAGCCAGACGAACAACACCAAATGGAAACTGGTCGAGGTGACGCCATGATCGCCACCCTCCGGTTCGCCTACGTCTTCATCTACAAGGGGCCGAGGCCATGAATACCTATCGACACACCTTCGCAGCCGTATGCCCTTCCGATGGCGAAACGATCGTCTACCGGCTTGAGTTGCGGTCGATCACCATGATTCACGTGGAGCACATCAAGGCAGCGACAGCCCTGATCAAAAAGGGCTGGCATGAGCAGATCGCAGACCGCCTGGCCGAATCCCTGGGCGGCGATCAGACCATCATCGCCACGCACCAGGGTGTTGAGATTGAAACGGTGAGGCTCAGCGGATGATTGCATACCACGGCACGCCAGTTGGCGGCACCCGCCAGGACGGCGCCCGGTTTCTTGCCGGCCGGCATGCCTTGGTGCCGTTCCCTCGCCAGGACGACATGGGCATCGTGGCCGATGTGTGCCAGTCGTTCGTGTTCGACAACGGTGCGTTTTCTGTCTGGAAGAAAGGCGGAAAGCTGGATGTTGATGGCTACACCGCCTGGGTTGAGCAATGGCACCGGCACCCAGGCTTCGACTGGGCACTCATCCCGGATGTAATTGACGGAGACGAGGCGGCCAACGATTCGCTTCTGGAAGCCTGGCCCAGAGAGTTGCGCGGCGTGCCGGTCTGGCACCTGCACGAATCGCTGGAAAGGCTACAGCGCCTCGCCGCCGGTTGGCCGACAGTGGCCATCGGCAGTTCCGGCCAATGGGCACACCCTGGAACGACGGCCTGGTGGAAGCGGATGGGCTCAGCGATGGATGCAATCTGCGACGACCAAGGCCGACCAGCATGTCGTCTCCACGGCCTTCGGATGCTAGACCCTGCAATATTTCAGAGTCTGCCATTCGCTTCAGCCGACAGCACGAACGCCGCGGTGAACGGCGGAAGTATCAGCCGGTTCGGCATGTACGCTCCACCAACTGCCGGCCAGCGCGCCAACGTCATCGCCGACCGCATTGAGTCGCACAACAGTTCCCCGATCTGGCAGAGAGAAACCCAGGCCGAAATGGCGCTGTAACCCCAATCCCCCTACATGCCCGCCCGCACAGGCCTATGGCAACTGGCTATCGATCCAGCGCTCAGCAGCGGCCATCGCTTCATCAAGTGCGGCTGGATAGTCCGGCCAGGGCCCGGTCAACTCAGCAGCAACTTCGCCAAGGCCGTCAATTGGTGCGGGCTCGATGACCTTCGCGGCTACCGGTGCTTCGTCGTTCGGACGTCGCCAATCGAACTTGAGAATCATCGTGTGCCCCCGGTACGCGTGTGCGATCGGAAGATCTAGTTGGTGTGGCACGCGCCCTCCTGGCGGCTGGATGGAATGAATACTCGTTTTACACCCATCCGAACGACACAGATATCTAGGCAAAACGCTATTACTCCATCCCCCTACATGCCTGCCGGTGAGCGGCGGGCGAGGTATTCATGCATGAAAGATTCGTCCGCGAAAGATGTCCTTGATGAAATGACGAAGGATGAACTGGTTGCCTGGATCAGGAACTCGCACTTCTTCCGCCCAAAACGAAGCGACGTTTTGTATCTGCGCTGGGAACGGCAATCCGCCGAAGTTCTCGACGAGATGCAAAAGGAAAACCGGGCGTTGGATGGTGTGG